CGGAACGGTCCGAAGAATTTTGGAAGATTTCTTCCATCCAGGTGGAGAACCCTTGATCGGTTCGCTATTCGACCTCCTGTCGGAGATGCGTCCTGGTCCGGGGGCGAGCGTTGGTAGCTTAGGTACTAGTTTTTATACTAAGTATACGGCATCAAAGCTAGCTACAACATCAGAGTACCTGTATGATAAATACAGGGAATACTGCAGTTGGGTCCCACATCTTGCTGATGCGGAAGCCATCCGTTATAGCGAGTTCGGTGCCCCCTCAGTAGTTCGAGCGAGTCGAACAAGTTTTGCTCCTAAAACCTCGAAGTCTAGTCGTATGATTTCAGTTGAACCAGCTGTCAACATGTTGTACCAGCTGGGACTGGAGTTCCACCTAAGGAAGAGATTAAGATCGTTCTTCGGAATTGATCTTGAACATCAACCTGACGTGAATGGCGACTGGCAAAGGAAGGGTCGATCCATGGTGATTTTTGTACCATAGATCTCACTTCTGCGTCGGATTCTGTTAGCCTCCGTCTGTGTGAAGAGTTGCTGCCTAAGTGGGTTTTCGACCTACTCATGTTGCTTCGCTCACCCAATACGTGCTATCGGGGTAAGACGTTGCCTCTTTATATGATGTCGACTATGGGAAATGGTTTTACATTCCCGTTGCAGACTATCATATTTGCTTCGATTGTCCGTGCTTGCAACGTTTTAACGGGCGTTGCGGAGAATGACCTCGCTGTGTTTGGTGATGATATTATTTGCTGGAAATCTGTATTTCCGCGGGTAATGCGTCTCCTTTCATTGTGTGGTTTTACCTCCAACAAGGACAAGACCTTCTCGGAAGGTCGGTTCCGTGAATCTTGCGGTGCAGACTGGCTATCTGGCCAGAATGTACGCCCATTCTTTCTAAAAAGTTTGGACACTCCGCAGGAGGTAATGGTCGCCATTAACCAAATAAACGAATGGAGCGCTCACACTGGGGTATCACTACCTCAGACTTCCCGAATGCTATTCCAGCTTCTAAGGCCAGGATTTCGTAACCTGGTTCCTTTTGAGGCTGGTCTTGGCACAGGGGTGCGTGTTCCATCTGTTCTCACTTCTAACTCTAAGACAAGGTCTGGCTTCCCGACGGCTTATACCGCCTGGGTTGCAAGGCCCTCTGTTATTGCGATAGGTGAG